TCTTATAATCCCTTAGTTACGTTTTTATTATAATTATTTATAACACATAAAATAACCAGCTAGCAAGTATAAAGTTAACTCTTAGAGAGTATTCTTATAATCCCTTAGTTACGTTTTTCTTATAATTATTTATAACACATAAAATAACCAGCTAGCAAGTATAAAGTAAAGAGCATCCCGACTATGCTCTTTACAATAACTAATTTGAAAGCCTTTGCGAAGTCGGCCACTCACTCTCATTAGTTATATTATACTTATTTTACATCTTTTTGTGTAAAATCAACAGCTACAGAGTGAATCATACACCTAGTCAGGCCGATATCGTGTAGTTCTTTATCAGTTAACATATTCAACTCGTTAAAAGTTTTTTTATACGTGTTATACTTTACAAGCTCTACGTTAGCTATTCTCATAGCACGAGCCATTTGTGACTTATAGATCGCAGCACCTATTGCTTTAAAGGCGTTAAGCACTAGTTGAAAGAATTTTTTATGTGTTTTTAGAACGTGTTGTGTCATCTGTTTTCTCCTCGTAATGACCAATTTTAATATTACGAGGACGCATTTCTTGTGGAACAACATATCTCAAGTCTATTGACAAGATGCCGTTTTTAAAATCTGCTCCGTGTACTTGTACGTGTTCTGACAGCCTAAAAGTGCGTTTGAACTTCTTAGTGGAAATACCGCGGTGAACGTACTCGCGACCTTTTGATTTGTGTTCTCCAGTAATAGATAGAGTGCGGTCTTTAACCACGATATCTAGTTCATCTTTATCAAAACCAGCGACAGCTAGCTCAATAAGATAGTCAGTCTCTGTTGTTTTAATAATGTTATGAGGTGGATAATGGTCATTAGCGTGCCGAACTACGTTATCTAGTTCGTTTAGCATATGATCGAATCCCACGAAACTAGAATGTGGAAATAGTTTGCTGATGCCTGTCATTTAAATCTCCTTTTGCAAGCAAGAAAGTTATGGAACCGAACATTGTCGCATTCCTGCTATTTTCATAGCTTTTACATATTACTATAGTATATAGCATATGTCAATGATAAAATTAATCTTCTTGGTCGTCGTCACCAGACAGAACCTCAAAAAATAAGCTTTCTCTATAAAAAGCATAGTCTGCGAGTAAGTATGTAATAAAAAAGATAAGTATGCTATAAGGTACAAGTAATATACTAGCTATTATATAGCTGCAGAACCAGAACTTAGCTAAGTTTATAAGGTAACTTAATCCCCAAGCTTTAGGTACTGGTGTTATGCAGCCACCTTGTATATATAACCATAGTACTTCCATACCAGCTCCTAAGTTTTAAGTTTTAAAAATATTGTTACTGTACTGGCAGTACAGATAGGGTATGCCCATTATCATTATATACTATGCCAGGTACTTCCCCTGCTTTTTTCCACAAATCTAGAATAGTGGAATGTTTACAAGAACGGTTTCTGTTAGGGCAAGAACACCCTCTGGTAGTAAATTTATAAACAGCAGTAGGCTCGGCTGAATCCTCAAACTTAGCGATTTCGTAAAAAAGGCTTCCCTTTCTTAGTAGATATTCTGACATAATTAACTATACCTTATATTTAGTAGTTTAGCAAGCTTTAACTTGCCTGTTACTGAGGTTTGTTTATATAATCTAGGTAAGCGCTAGCTAGTTGTTTTTGGTTCGGTAAGTCTTTATTAACAAACTCTTCTCTCAGTTCTTTATAATATTTTTTGAAGACGGGCCCGTGAGGTTTACACCTACTACCTGTCTTATTGTACATAAAAAATTGAATAGCATGAGCCATTTCGTGGGCTACTATAGCTCTTAGTTTGTGATAAGGATTAGCAGAGTAGAAGCCACCAATAATACTATCGCTATCGTAAGACCTATACTCATAAAACCTATAAACTTGAGATTTGTTATCTGGAAATGATGTGGCCATAGCAATATTGATTCCCGGGCCACTTCTATAAAGGCCACCCCTAGAAGAGGTACGTTTAGTAGACCAGTCTAATATTACTTTACCTAAGAAGAAATCTTTATGTACATTAGTTTTAGCCCAGGATTCAATGTCTTGGGCTAAAATATATGCACGGTGATGAGCACTTATATCTTTTCGCAAGCCGTTACCCTAACTTTGTTATTTCCAGACTGTGCTTGCCGTAACACGGATAAAACGTTTATTAGTTTGTTCTCTATCTGGATTCGCAATAGTAACCATAACATTTTTACCTTTTTTAAAGGCTTTATACTGATTAATTAGCCTATCGCCAGAGCTTAGATAGTCAGCACGCAGAGCATTGCGCATTTTTTTAGATACATTCGAGTTAATACCTGCAGAGCAATAACCGCTGGATTTTCCGCCTTTTTTCTTGGCCATAGTTTTTATTCCTTATAAGTTAGTGTGTATACATATTTATAACACTGAAAATTAGGATATAGCAAGAACTAAGTAATATTAATATAGTAGGGCTGATGCAGAATTATTAGAATGTAAGTCTAATATACGAGTAACAAAATACTTAGATTCATACTCTTTGTCACACGCAAAACATAATGTACTAGGAAAAATCTCAACACCTTTACTAAACCAAATTTCTTGGGCACTATTGCAGTATGGGCAAGATGCTTCAGCTCTTAGTATTTTCATGTCAATTGGAAATGTGGGCCGTCTATAAACGGCCTTTTACCTATAGCTCTGCGAGCGTCGATATAATGCCTCATAGCATCTTCCATAGTACCGTTCCACTTGGTAATATCTGGTATATTCCATGCAGCACCCCAGCCTATAGAGATATTTAAGTCTCGGGCTGCTTGAGCAAAGGCATCGGCAATATTGTCATAAAGATTTAGCTCCCAGCTTATATTACTACCAATATAAGCAACTACGTCTACAGCGTGACTATAGCCATCTTTTTGAGGAAGATGCTTACTATTCATTGTCTGCGACTTACCCTTCCGAACATACTCTTTTTGTTGTTGCAGTGTTCTTATACCTTGTGTAACTCCAAAGTCAACAGTAGTAACTTCTATAGCTTTTTTTACTACTTTTACTAGGTCTGGGTGAACGCCTTCTAGTTTTGATAGTGATTTTTCTGATAATATATATGCCATTAGCTATCCCTATACTTTTTTACTTTTTTAGCTATTTTTTTGGGTTGAGACACGAACTGTTTACCGGTTTTAGTGCCTTTTCTCTTTGCTTTGTTAGTAGCAGATTTCTCCCCTGAAGACAGGCTATCCCAAGCTTTTTTTGGTAAATACCTACCTCTATCTTTTTTAGACTTGCCTTGTTCTTTTTCAGAAGAGTAAGACCAATCTTGTTTAGTCCACTTAACCAACGAACGTTGACTAGGTTTAAGAGCCATTAGCCTTATTTTTCTTTAAAATAGCTTTTTGAAGCCCCATAGGTAACTTTTTCTGCTTAGCAGTTAGCTCTTTAATCTTCTTTTTATCTGTAGGTTTTTTAGCCATTTGTATTCTCCCTTATTTTTTATATCCGCCGCCTGCTTTTTTATATTCTCGTGCAAGCATTTGGCTTTTTCTAGCACTCCACTGACCGCTAGACCCGCCTTTATCGGCAGCTTTAATTTTATTAAATAGATTTTTTCTCAAAGTAGGCTTAGTATAAACTCCTGCCTCGTTTACTCTAGATTTTCTCACGGCCTATCCTTCTTAACGTAAAAACCTAATCTCATATAATCTGGATCTGGTACATACTCATAATTCTCTATGCCTATAAAAGTATCACCTTTAAATACTGGTATTATTTCTAAATAATCAGGCTCCCAGTCAGGGTTACTTCTAAAGTGTACTTCAATAATTTTATTACCGATATATTCAATATTCATATACTTGTATTTTATGCTAATATATTGTAAAATTTTAGGAATAGGTTTATTTACTGCTACTTTACTCCATCTACTCCATTTCCATAGAGGGTTACTTGAGTTTTTAAAACCTTCTACAGCTAGAGTTTGCTTACTTAAAGTATAGTCTACACTTATATGGCGACCTTTGAATTGTTCACACCAAAAATATCCATTAGGTATGCAATCTGTATATTTTTCTAAGTAAACTAGAGAAGCACCGATGCCCATACCTAAAGTATTAACAACAGGTCTTACTATATATATTCCGGGTCTAGGTACTGGCACCCCTTTAGGACCGCAGGTATGACCTAGTCTTTTTGCTAAAAGTAACTTATCTAGTATCCACAAATCTTCTGGGTCACATATAGACCAAGCGTCACAGTCACTTAGTCCTAGCATACTGTGCTTTTATTATTTCTGATACTAAAGTAGAATGTTTTTTACGTCTATCTAGCTCTACACCTAAAATTCTACCATAACATTCTAGTTCTTCTTTTGTCATTATGAATAACTCACTGTGAGTTTTCGGATTTCTTTTACTTAGTATATTTTTTATTTTATTTATTATAAGTTTAAACATATAATACACCTTTTCATAAAAAAAAGAGGCGTAGTTGCTACTACACCTCTATTATACTAGTAATATATTTTTAGTCAATAGTTATTTTTTTATTTACATATAAGCAGCTCAGAAGCACATACTTCTTCTTCTTTTATAAACTTATAAAATTCTTGTACTGCTACTTCCTTATGCTTAGCCTCAATATCAAAGTCTGCATACTCTAACATAGGTACGTGTATAGACATCAGTTCGTTATCCCAGAAAATATCTGAATGCGCGTTAGGCTTCATCCAATAAGCGCTATTAGTTTCTGGAACAGATTGGGATACATGAAATAAAGGTCTAACATTTTTCCAGGTTTTTACAGCTTCTTTAAAAAATTGAGAGGTGTGCGTAATATGAGTAACGTCTCGAATTTTACGATTTACACTTTTGCCTAGCACACTAACTTTTTCTGTTTCGCGCATACGGTGACAAGCATAGTGATGAGTGTCTAAAGTACAGCGTGTAGGAATTCTTTGAGCAAGCTCAATAGTGTGCTCGATGTCATAACCATTAGGCTTGTCTTCATTTTCTACAGCCAAGCAGCGTTGGGCATAGTCAGATAGGTAATGAAAATTAGAGGCAAAACGTTTAATACCGTCAATATGTTTGCCCCCATACAAACCTTGTAAATGAATATTCATAACAAAATCTTCTGGTTCTAAATTCATTAGCTTACCGTATAATGCGTGATACTCCAAGTCTTTAATAGAATTAGCTACTACGTCAGAATTATTAGAACCCAGTACAGTAAACTGTGCCGGGTGTGTGCTTAATCGAATATTATGCTTTTTGGCAGCATCTCCAGCACGTTTTAGGTTGGCAGAGATATTTTCCCAAATTTCCGCATACCAATCTTTTGTAAAATCAAGAGTATAGCAAGGAAATAGCTCTGATGAAATACGAAAAGACCGTAAGTTTACGGGTTGCTTAGAGAAGTGTAGTTCTAGGATATCTACTAGCTTTTTTGTATTCTCGATAGCCTTAGCTTGTACTTTAGCCTTACCGCCTTCTTTAAGAGCGTATGTCTTAGTAGTAGTACCAAAGTTAAATTGTTTAGCCAGTTTTTTATCATGAAACTGACAACATTGGCTAATTCTCCAATCAACCTGGTCTTTATTAAAATACATGTTAGTTACCTTTTTATTTATACTATACATATTATAACTAATACAAGTAAGTAACAAGTAGTATTTTTATTTAGGTTCAGAAGTTGTTACTACTTTAGTTTGATTAGCTTTTACTATCTTGGCTATAGGCTTAGCTGTAGGTTCTAATTTTACTATAGCATTAGCATCATCCCATTTAATTTTCTCTAGTCTAATCTGCTCAATTCCGTAACCGTGTCTAGATAGCCAACGCTCTGCGTCTGACCAGTTTTTAAACTCTTCTAAAATATTCATTAGTTCTCCTTATTTATCTATTAGTATTATGTCATATGCTAATGATATTCTAGCATTATTTGATCGCACACTAGCTACGACATCTATATCTGACTTTTCTGGTATTTCTGTAGGAATTATAAATTCATAGTCATACGAGCCCCCAGTACCTGATACCTCAAATGAGTGGGTTGTTACAAAAGTACCTAAAGCTGGGCTTCTAACATACATCTTTACTGTAGCGTCTGCGT